TAAGCGTCTTATTATCAATATGGCTCCTCGGCATACTAAGTCTGAGTTTGCATCTTACCTTTTGCCTAGTTGGTTCCTTGGTAACTATCCTGATAAAAAAGTTATCCAGTCGAGTAACACTGCCGATCTGGCTGTTGGGTTTGGTAGAAAGGTTCGTAATTTGGTGGATAGCGAGCAATACGATTCTATCTTTCCTGGTATTGCTTTGGCTGCTGATAGTAAGGCCGCTGGTAAGTGGAACACCAATGCTCAGGGTGAATATATAGCGATTGGTGTAGGCGGTACGATGACGGGTAAGGGCGCGGACTTAATGATTATTGACGATCCTCACTCTGAGCAGGAGGCGAGATTAGCTCAAGGAGATCCGACTGTATTTGACTCTGTGTTTGAATGGTATACATCTGGCCCGCGTCAACGTCTGCAACCTGGTGGGCGGATTGTGATTGTGATGACCCGCTGGTCGGATAAAGACTTAACTGGCAAAATTTTGCGTAACGCCTCCGGAGAGGACTGGGAGGTGATTGAGTTACCCGCGATCATGCCGTCTGGTAATCCGCTATGGCCTGAGTTTTGGCCGCTAAAAGAATTGTCCGCTGTTAAAGAAGAGATTGGAATATACAAGTGGAACGCCCAGTATCAGCAGCAGCCGACTGGTGAAGAGGGTGCAATTATTAAGCGGGAATCGTGGAGACGGTGGAAGAGTGATATGCCGCCGCCTTGTGATTTTATTATTCAGAGCTGGGATACGGCGTTTACAAAATCGGAACGGGCGGACTATTCTGCGTGTACGACCTGGGGTGTTTTCTCTTTAAACGAAGACCCGACAGATAAACATATTATTCTCCTTGATGCGTATAGAGATAAGCTGGAATTTCCTGCACTCAAGAAAGCGGCGCTGGAAGGATATAAAGAATGGCAGCCGGATGCGTTTATTGTTGAGGCAAAAGCAGCTGGTGCTCCGCTTGTGTTTGAATTAAGATCTATGGGAATACCGGTTAGCGAGTACACTCCTACCCGTGGAAATGACAAATTCGTACGTCTAAATAGTGTGGCCGATTTGTTTAATTCAGGGAAAGTATGGGCGCCAGATAAACGGTGGGCGGATGATTTAATTGAAGAGATGGCCAGGTTCCCTAACGCGGAACATGATGACTATGTGGATAGCTCAAGCCAGGCGTTGATTAGATTTAGGCAGGGTGGGTTTTTAAGATTACCCAGTGACGAGGAAGAAGAGCCTCAATACTGGAAAAGGCGTAGAGCTTATTATTAAGGAATGATATGTTGAAATTCATAGATAATATTTTATTAAAAATAATTGCTTGGCTTTATTTAAAGCACACAATTATTTCTTTGAAAATTCAAGTTAACCAACTAAAGAATGCTCGCCCATATCCTGCGCCAGATTTGTCTCATGTAGAAAGTAGTTTAAAAGAGTTTGGCGTGTCTTATGAAGAAATGAAAAAAACTCATTCTTTATCAAGAGTAATTTAAGGATTTAATATGTTAGATAAAGCATTGTATTCAAACGTTCCGCAACTCAATACGGTTGAACCAGATATAGAGATCGAAGTTGAAAATCCAGAGGCTATGCACGTTGGCATTGGCGGGATTGAGATTGATTTAGATCCAAAACATGAACACGAAGGATCGGAAGATTTTTATGCTAATTTGGCTGAAGATATGGATGAGGGCGAACTCCAATCTTTGGCGGGTAAGTTAATAGAAGAAGTGGATGCGGACGTTCATTCTCGCAAGGACTGGGCTGAAACATATGTCAAAGGTCTTGAAGTATTGGGGATGAAATATGAAGAAAGAACGGAACCTTGGAACGGAGCTTGTGGTGTTTTCAGCACGGTGCTTACAGAAGCTGCCATTCGTTTCCAGGCGGAGACGATTACTGAAACGTTTCCTGCGGCTGGCCCGGTAAAGACTGAAATCATGGGGGCGATTGACCGCCTCAAGATGGAGAGTTCACAGCGCGTTCAAAATCATATGAACTATTACCTGGTAGAGAAGATGCCAGAGTATCGTCCTGAACATGAGCGGCTATTGCTTAACCTGGGGTTGATTGGATCGGCGTTTAAAAAGCTTTATCCAGATCAAAACTTGGGTAGGCCAGTGGCTATGTATGTCGGCGCAGAAGATTTAATCATGCCGTATGGGTCTAGTGGTGTTATGCACTGCGAGCGCGTGACCCATATGATGCGCAAAACCAAAAACGAAGTACATAAATTACAAGTAGCCGGCTTTTATCGCGATATAGAGCTGGGTGAACCCGTCCATATCCCCACGGATATTGAGAAAAAGAAAGCTGATGAGGCTGGATACTCAATTACGGATGATGATAGATACCATTTGGCTGAGATTCACGTTGATTATGTGCTTCCAGGTGACGAAGATGAGGATGAAATAGCCCGTCCTTACGTCATTACGATAGAGAGAGGGTCAAGAAAAGTACTTTCTATCCGTAGAAACTGGGAAGAGAACGATAAAAAGTACTTAAAGCGCCAGCATTTTGTTCAATATACCTATATTCCTGGATTTGGAGCGTATGGATTTGGATTAATTCACCTAATTGGTGGTTATGCTCGCGCCGGAACGATGATTATTCGTCAATTGGTGGATGCTGGATCACTGGCTAACCTACCTGGCGGATTAAAAGCGCGTGGATTGCGCGTAAAAGGGGACGATACACCGATTGCCCCAGGAGAATTCAGGGATGTAGACGTTCCTGGTGGATCTATTAAAGATAACATCATGACGTTGCCGTATAAAGAACCTAGCCAAGTGTTGGCTACGTTACTTGCTACGATTACAGACGAGGCAAGAAAGCTTGGCGCTATCTCTGATATGAATATCAGCGATATGTCAGCAAATGCACCGGTTGGAACTACGCTTGCTCTATTAGAGAGACAGCTGAAGACCATGAGCGCGGTACAGGCTAGGGTTCATTACTCTATGAAGCAGGAATTCAAACTGCTCAAGCCGATGATCCGCGACTTTGCACCAATGGATTATGAATATGATCCCGAGAAAGCAGATAAAAGCGCAAAGCAAAGTGATTACGACATGGTTGAAGTTATACCAGTCAGTGATCCCAATAGTTCTACGATGGCGCAAAGGCTTATGCAGTACCAGGCTGCAATGCAAATGGCACAGCAAGCGCCCCAGATTTATAACTTACCCAAGCTACACAGGCAGATGCTGGATGTAATTGGAATTCCAAACGCCGAGGATATTGTTCCTACTGAAGACGATCAAAAACCAAGAGATCCAATATCAGAGAACATGGCTTTCTTAAAAGGAAAACCAACCAAGGCGTTTATGTACCAGGATCACGATGCACATATCGCAATTCACCAGGCAATGATGCAAGATCCTTTACTTCAGGCGCAGATTGGTCAAAGTCCTATGGGGCAACAGATGGGCGCAGCCATCATGGCGCATATATCTGAGCACTTGGCATTCCAGTATAGGAATAAGATCCAGCAACAACTGGGTGCTACGTTACCTGCTCCAGATGAAGATATGCCACAAGAGCTTGAAGTTCAAATCTCCCAGCTCACGGCTCAGGCGGCTCAGCAAGTTTTACAGCAGAGTAAAGGTCAGGCCGCGCAACAGCAAGCACAGCAACAAGCACAAGATCCTCTGGTTCAAATGCAACAAGCTGAATTGCAAATTGCTCAAATGGAGGCGCAGACTAAGGCTAAGAAAGTTGATGGTGATCTAGCTATTAAGCAGCAAGAGTTGCAGATCAAAGCTCAGCAAGCCCAACAAAAAGCCGGGCCTAATCCAGCGATTGAAGAGCAGAAAAAGATTGCTGAAGCCCAGCAAAACTTAATGCACAACCAGCAACAACACGCGCTTGATTTGCAAATGTTGCAAGAACAACACGCACAACGCATGGAGCAGGATCAGCAAATGGCAAAGATCAGGGAGGCCCAAGAAATGCAACGCATGACGCTGGCTGAGGAAACGGCTAAGAGGATGAACGATATCCGTGAGAGACAGGCTGAGCAACAGGCTAAAGCTCAGAACGTTAGAAAACAAGAGCCTAAAAAGGGTGAATGATGGAACACAAAATACTTGAACATCTATTGGTAAAGATCAAGCAGATCGAAGATCAATATGCAATTGCATTGGCTGGTAAAAGTGCCAGAGACTATGCCGAGTATTCTGAAATGTGCGGTGTCTTCAAGGGCTTGTCCCTTTGCAAAGGAGAGATAGACACCATGATGCAGCGTTTCAAAGAAGACGAAGACAACGAATAACCCGGCGAACCGATATGGCGGGGGTGTATCGGTAAGCTTTTTTGTAGCCCCCTGCGGAGGAAAACTATGAACTTTGATGTTCAAGCCGTAGACTTGTCTGGAATTCTTAACAAGAAGGCCGAAGATAAGGCAACGCAACTTCCCGAACCTAAAACGTTTCATTTGCTAACGGTACTGCCGGAAGTAGATGAAAAATTTGAAAGCGAAGGTGAGTTAATTAAATCATCACAAACCATGCATTTTGAAGAGGTACTGACACCGGTACTGTTCGTCATAAAGATGGGGCCTGATGCATACAAAGATACAACCAGATTTCCATCTGGGCCATCATGCAAAGAAGGTGACTTTGTAATAGTTCGCCCCAACTCTGGTACGCGAATCAAAATACACGGCAAAGAATTCCGCTTGATCAAAGACGATCAAGTTGAAGCCACTGTGCAAGATCCTCGCGGTATTCAACGAGCAGCATAAGGAAACAACATGGCAACTGAACAAAGAGAATTTAAATTCCCAGATGAAGTAGAGGACAAGATCGAAGTTGAGGAAGCCCCTGAACTTGAAATTGTTGACGATACTCCTGAGCCAGATCGTGGACGCAAGCCCGCCGATGAACCGCCTAAAGAGTTTTCCGATGATGAATTGGAAACTTACAACGACTCCGTAAAGAAACGGATTAAACACTTTACCAAAGGATATCACGATGAGCGCCGTGCTAAAGAAGCGGCTTACCGTGAGCGCGAGGAAGCATTAAAGCTGGCGCAGTCCGTAGTAGAGGAGAATAAAAAACTCAAAGGTTCCTTGAATCAAGGGCAAACCGCTTTGCTGGAACAAGCTAAGAAAGTGGTTGAAAACGAGCTTCAATCTGCCAAGAATAAGTACAAGGCTGCTTATGAAATGGGCGATTCTGATGCTTTGGCTGAGGCACAAAGTGAACTAACTGCTGTGACAATTAAGGCAAGAGAGTTACATAATTTCAAGCCAGCCCCTTTACAAGAGGAAAGAAATGAGGTACAAACGCAGGTAACGCAACCAGCGCAGCTAGACCGAAAGGCGGAGGCCTGGAAAGATAAGAATCCTTGGTTCGGGCAAAATCGGCGCATGACCAGTTATGCGCTTGCCATACACGAGGAACTCACGCAAGATGAGCGATTAAATCCATCGAGCGAAGAGTACTACCGAAGAATTGATTCCGAAATGCGTACTAGGTTCCCAGATGCTTTTGAAAGCGACACTGAAGTGGATGCATCTCCTCCACCCCAGAAAAAGTCGATAGTTGCACCTGCGTCTAGGAGTACAGCGTCCAAAAAAATCGTACTTACTACAAGTCAGGTAAACATCGCCAAGCGGCTTGGTGTCTCATTAGAGGACTATGCCCGTCAGGTTGCTAAACAAAGATCAGGAGCTTAATCATGTCAGAACAAAATCGTAAACCTAGAGAAACTGAAAGCCGTGCAGTAATGCAAAGACCAGATGCCTGGAGACCTCCAGAGCAGTTGCCAATGCCTGACCCCCGTCCTGGATGGGAACACAGATACATTCGCATTAGTATGGTTGGCAGTGCTGATCCTAAGAATATTTCTATGCGTTTGCGTGAGGGTTATGAGCCTTGCAAAGCAGAGGAGTATCCTGAGTTGATGATGCACGAAGTTAATGACGGTCGATTTAAAGGTGGCATTGAAGTAGGTGGACTGTTGTTATGCAGAATTCCAGCCGAGTTTGTTAAGCAAGCGTCAGATTACTACGCTAAGCAAAACCAGGCTCAGATGGAATCAGTAGATAACAGTTTCATGCGTAATAGTGATCCAAGGATGCCTCTGTTTAAAGACAGACGTTCCGAGGTGACATTCGGCAAATCTTAATTTTAGGAGTCCTTAAATGGCATATCCAATTGTCTCGGCCCCATACGGGTTCAAGCCGGTCAATCTGATCGGTGGACAGGTATTTGCGGGTTCTACTCGTAACCTACCTATCCAATACAACTATGGTACAAACTTGTACTACGGCGATATCGTTAAATTGGTTCGTGGCTTTGTTGTGCAATCTACCATTACCACAAGTACTGGTGTGAGCACATGGGGTACAGACGCACCTACAGATAATATCGTT